GTTTCCAGTAGCCACACCCCCCTGTCGGGGGGCGCCCGTTTTACCGGACCATCAAGTTGATGGTCCGAACCTGATCATGGTGTTGACGGATCGAGGACGTCCTGACCGCTGTAAGTGGTCAACGACAGCAGCTGGCAAACTGCTGTAGTCGGATTGCTCCCACTCATCCACGACTTCTTCCCAGGTTTCACCTGAGCGAAGCTCGAGGAGCGTCAAACACTTGAGAAGAGCAGGCCATTCATCCAGCAGGGACGCTGGAGGTTTGGCATCAACAACTACGCCTCTTACAAGAGGTCGATGTGTTGACTTACACAGCTTTCCGGAAAGATCTGGTCCGAGAAAGCTATGTCTGCCCTTCACCGGAGCTCGTTCGTCGACTCGCGGCATGGGGACCCGAAGGTCCTCAAGCAACTTATCGATGAACGCCGTCGACCGCCACAGCCCTGCCCTGTAAAGAGCATTGCGTGTGTCGATCGTCGAAAGAAGCTCCGAGTGGTCAGCCCGAGAGGAAGGAAACATGCTACGAAGGCGAGTAATGGAAACATCCTCGCCATCGTAATATTCCTTCCCGCAAGACTCCCGGAACTTGCCAGTCCAGAAGCTCTTGCGTCGGTTCACTTTTAGCCCGAAGGCTTCTAGTGCACCGATCACGGAATGCACATACCTAACGGGGACAATGATATCGTCCCCGTAGGTGCGCACCTGCCCGTGAGACATCTCATCGATGTCTGACTGGCGGAGTGGACGGCTTAGCTCTGACTCAATCCCAACAAAGATTATGGTCATGAAGACCATAGCTTCTAGGGGGAAGGTCAAAGCTGAACCCATACTCGCGAACTTTACCAGGTCTATGAGACCGTGGTAAGGCACATCAGCCTTCCGGGACCTGCACGCATCCACGGCTCCGAGGAGCCACTTGTGGTTGTGTAACAGGCCTCGTACATGCTGATTCGCGACTCTGTCGGAGGCCTCTGAGAGGTCAAGGGTTGCAAGGGTTCCATCGCTAGAACCCTGCCAAGCAAGGTGCTGATTAGGCACCTGACTTGCCCATCCGACAAGCCGCCAGGCTCGTCCCTGAGCTTGGAGGCTGGCCCGGAATGCCGCCAGTAACC